TCAGAGTGGGGCCAGTACGCCCCACCAGGACCAGTCAAGTTGGCCCAAGAGCTTCAAGACGACGGGCACAGCGGTGAAAAACGAGATCACCGCTACCGGACGCTTGTGGTTCATCGTCTCCTTCGTCAGTAGTCGGCTCCGTACAGCGATCCCCAACTGCGCAGGCCGATCTCGTGGTCGGTGTCGATGTGGACCGCCCCCATGCGCTCTGCCATCAGGCGGGCGATGTCGCGAGCGCCCCTCTCCGCGTGCCGCTCGGGGAGCGACGCGATCACTTCGTCGTGGATGGGTAGCCGAAGGTAGGGCGTGTATCCGGCTTTGTGGAGGCGGAGCAGTCCGCGGCAGGTGACGTCGCGGCTGGTGGATTGGATTTCGTAGTTGAGTGCCGAGTAGGCGCGGGCCGGGTCGACCGGTAGCCGTCTGCCGGTCGGTGTGGTGATGTACCCGTGCCGAGCGGCGGTGTGCTGGAGCTTGCGGGAGCGGGCACCGACACCTGGGTAGCGCTTGTCGAACGCCTCCACCACGGCCTTAGCGGTAGCTAAGGGAATCCCGGCTTGTTCGCTGACGGTCTTCGCGCCGCCGCCGAACACGCGGGCGAAGTTGGTCATCTTGCCGGCCTTGTACTCCTTAGTGTCCTTAAGCACCTCGGGGCCGAACGCGGCCCTCGCGGTGAGCAGGTGAAGGTTGGCGTCCTCGGCGAACGCCTTGATCATCGTCCGATCCCCGGACAATGCCGCTAAGACCCTGAGCTCCTGGCCTTTGTAGTCCACCGAGGCGACGCGATGGCCGTCCTCGGCCACGAAGCACCTGCGGATCAGGTAGTCCCCGGCGGGCAGGGTCTGCGCTGGGATGCCGGTGATGCTCATCCGGGCAGTGCGTGCTCGGAGGCTGTTGATCGAGGCGTGGCACCGTCCGGCCGGGTCCATGCCGGCCAGGAATCCGTCCACCCAGGTGGTGCGCCATTTGCGGGCCTTCTTGGCGTCCTGGACTGCCAGGGCGAACTCATCGCCCTGTGCGGCCAGGGTGGCCAACAGTGTCTTGTCGACCTGTCGCCTGCCGGTCGGTGTCCGGCCGGTGATCTCGACTCCGCGGTGTTCCAGGATGTCCGCGACTTGTTCGGTGGAGTTGACGTTGTCGCAGCCGAACCGCTTCGCGATCTCGGTCGCGGCCATCTCCTCCCCGGCCAGCCGGGCGGACAACTCCATCGTGTAGTCGACGTCCAGCAGAAACCCCGTCCGCTCCATGTAAGAGCAGACCTCCGCGATCCGGTGCTCGAAGTCGATGAGCGGCCGGGCCGAGTGCGGCACGAGCGGTGCGAGGAGTTGAGCCAGCCGGGCGGTCAGGATGGTGTCCATCCCGGCGTACAGGGTGTACTCAAGGTCCTTGATGTCCACCTTGGACCAGATCCGGGCCTTAGTGGTCTTGTATTCCTTAGCCAGCCTGGCCATCAGACCCTTAACCCCGTCGGCCACTTCGGGATCGATGTGGTGGCGAGTGAGGGCTTCCAGGCCGTGACCAATGCCGCCTTCGTCCTGGCCCCGAGGGTCAACCAGATGCGCCAGGATCTTGGTGTCCCGGACCTTGGGCCACAGCTCTTCCATAGGGATGCCCAGATGGCGCTCAATGACTTGCAGGTCATACGGGGCGTTGTGGATGACGAGCCGCCCGAGGCCGCGAAGCGCGCGGCGAGCGTCTTCCTGGATCTGCCCGCCACGCTCGACGGGCAGCACCCACGCTTCGCGGGGCGTACCGAACTGTACGAGCCTGAGCTTGTGCGTGGCGCTGTAGATGTCCAGGCCGGTGGTCTCGGTGTCGACCGCGAGTGCCCTAAGGTGCCGGCGGACGAAGTCCCGGAACCCGCTGAGGTCGTCGTCACCTTGGACGACGTTGATCGTGACCTGGTCTCCGGCCACGGTGTGGTGGTGTTGTTGCATCCACCTCTCTCCCTGCCTTGTCGGCAGCGGCCGGCGAGTCGGTTAGGGGTGGTAGATGTGGCGGACGATCCGGGACACCGTGGCGGCGTTGATGCCGAACTCGGCGCCGATGTCGGCCTGGGTCTCGCCGCGCTCGGCCAGTTCTCGAATCTGAGCCACCTGGTCCGCCGTAAGCTTCCGGCCGTTGTTCCCGGCCTGGGTCGACTGGTGGGCCCGTACGGCCGCGTACTTGGCGCGTAGGTCTTCGAGTTGGCGGCGCAGGTCGGCGATGATCTCGCTGGGGTGGGATTCCGCGACCAGGGCCATGTCAGTCCACCTCGGTGACGGAGTAGTAGGAGATCGAGTTCAGTGGGATGACAACCTTGGTGGCGGTGTCGAGCCGGACGACGAGCACATCGGCGAACTCTTCGATCTGGGCGTTGATGTGATGCATCTTCTCGCCCCGGTGAAAGAACACTTCGACTTCGTACATGCGTGTGCTGGTCCCCCTTGGTGGGGCGGGGGTTACCCGCCCCGAAGCGTCTAATCTCGACATTCGTGTCTACTTCCGGTTGTTGGCCCACTCGCGGTCGCATACCTTCTCCGGGCAGTCGAACGCACCCCAGTTCTTGCCGGTCTTCTCGGAGAACCCGGACGTGTAGCGCCGTTGTCCGTGTTCGCAGTACCGCTTTTCCCCGTTCGGGGCCTCGTTAGCCCCGACAGGCTTACCGGCCTGTCGCTGGCCGGAACTGGAGCTGGAACCGCCCGAGCTGCGCTGTTGGGCCGGGCCATAGCTGCGATGTAAGAACTTCGCGGCGCTGACGGTCAGCTCGACGAGCTGCTTCACGGCGTCGGTGTCGCCGAGCTGGTCTGCGGCGTCGTGTACGTCGGTGCCGTCGATGGTGATCCACGGCGCGTCGTACCCGGCCCCGGCCTTGAGCGTGACCCGGACCTTGTGCTCACCGGCCGCCGTGACCGCCGTCGTGGTGACCGTGGTGGTGTCGTCCTGCGGACGGTCGTGGGGTTGATCGGGTGCGTCGTGTTCGGCGAATGGATCAAAGGTCATTCAGGGATCTCCTTCACAGGACGTCGATGGACGGAAGGGCACGGAGACGTTGTTGGGCATCACGGCGGGTGACCCACGCGGCACGGCCGTTGGACATCGCCTGCCGGGCACCAGGCCCGTCATGGCCGGGTGCGGCCTGGGAACGCACGTTGCGGTTCATCAACTCGGTGAGCGTGTCGATGGCGCGGGTGATCCGCATACGTTCGGCGCCGTCGCCGGGCTCCTGGCCGTTCAGAAACCGGGCGGTGAGCGCGGCCTGGTAGCGCTTGTTGAGTGCTGGCCACGCGGCGCGGAGGTCGGCCGTACCCGCGTCGAAGCTGTCGCGGGGATCGTCGTGCAGTGCCCCGCGATGCAGCAGGCCGCGGACCTCACCCGGGCCGTAGCGGTAGTGACCGCTGAACAGCTCATACTCGGTGCGGTAGTGCGCGGCGATGTGCTGGCCGATCTTGCGGAGCACCGTGCGCCGGGCGGCCGGGTCCATCGCGATGACGTTCTCGACGTAGTTGTCAGCCAGTAGGGCCAAGCTGATTTCCTGGATCGCGTCGTCGATGTCGATGGTGCCTTGCCAGGCGGACGCGGTGATGCGTGCCGCTTTCTCAATGTCTGGGTAGATCTCGGTCAGGTCAGGCTGCGTCACGTCTGTGTGTTCCCCCTGGTTTGATCCGAAGTGGATAAACACGGCCGTCCACTACAAACCGGTTGCTGATCGCGATGGCATTGACTTGTACGTGCTTGTCGGTGGCGTGCACGATGCCGAAACCCATCTGCCAGTTGGCGGTAGCGCCGTTGAGGTAACCGGCTTTCCGGGTATCCATCAGGTGCCCAACCTCGAACCCGGTCAGCGTCCGGCTGACTCGGCCGTCGTATCCCGTGGCGTGGTGCCCGATCCCTAACCGGTGGGTGTGGCCCATGACCACGCTGCGCCCGAACCGTTTCGCCGCCCCCAGTGCGGTGTTGCCGGCGACCTGGCTTAGCGCGATCTTGCCGAGGTGGCCATGGGTCATCACCCAGCCCGGAGCCACGTCATAGAAGTCCGGCAACAGCCGGATGCCGAACCCGTCGAAGTCCAACAGCGATGGCAGGGTGAACGCGCCGGAATCGGCTAGCGCGGGCGCGTACTTAGCCAGGTAGGTCCGCGGCCTAAGGTCGTGGTTACCCTCGATCACCCCGACCGGGCCGCTGTAGGCGTCCCTCAATGGATGTAAGAAGTTCTTCTTGGCGTAGTCCGAGTCCGCGAAGACCGACCCTTCGTACTCGGCCGCCGAGCCCTTGGACCAGCGCGAGGGTTGTGGGTAGTCCATGAGGTCGCCGATGTGCACGACCTCGTCAGGTTGGTAGTCCCCGATGAACCGAATCAGGCCCGCGACTGCGGGCCGGTGTTCGTAGGGGATCTGGGTGTCGGAGATGACCACGATGCGCCTGGTCTGGGCGGGTAAGTCCCCCGGTGTCACGTCATCCTTTCTCGTAAAGCTGCCCGCCCGTGGCTGACCACGAGCGAGTTCACGTCCTGCCCGTCCGGCATGCCCACAGCGGTAGCGTTGGGCAACTCGGCGAGCAGCTTGTGGGCGAACATCCGCCCGGCCTTGTCCCCGTCGTGCCAGACCCACACTCGGGCGTAGCCCAGTAGTGGTTCCCGGAAGTGCGGGCGCCAGGCGTCCGCGCCGGGGATGCCGATGGTGGGGATGCCGCACAGGGTGGCGGTGATGGCGTCGATCTCGCCCTCGGCGATGCCGATCTCGTCGTCGTTGCCGACGATGGCGAGCGTGTTGAACAAGCGTGGTGGATCGCCGGGCAGGCTCATGTACTTGCCGTGATCGGTGTGCTCGCATCCCACGCGCAGGCAACGAAAACGCATGGTGGCTACCGACCACTGTCCATCCAGTGTGGACCTTAGGTACGGGATGGCAAGCATCCCCCGGTAGGGCTCATGCCCGGGTAGTGGGTCAGCGACGTATCCAAGGCGGAACTTCGCGGTCAGCTCCGCGACGCTCGGACCGAGGAGTCCGCGGTTCGCCAAATGCTCGTCGGCCGGGCTTCCGGCCAGAGCCGCGTGATACCGGCTCGTAGCTTCGGCCAAGGATTTCCTTCGCGCGGGCGACAGCCGCGCCATAAGCTAACCCCTCCTCTGTCCTGATAAGACTGATCACGTCCCCCTTGCGTCCGCAGCCGTGACAAGCGATGGCGCCCTTGGTGTAGCTGACCGACGCGGACGGCCTGCTCTCCGCGTGAAACGGGCACAGGCACTTGATCCACGCCTGCCCTCGGTCTTCGGGCGGTTCCCAGTCGGGGTAGTAGTGCCGCACCACGCGCACGATCGGCGCGGCCAAGGACGATGGCTCAGTCATGACCATCGCTTCCGCTCAGCATCCGCCGGGCTGGCGGATCGGTCAGATATACGATGGCCCGCTCGAACGCGCTGACGTCGTCGCGCAGATGCCCGAGGACGTCACGGTTACACGGCTTGCACAGCAGGCCACGGACTTCCCCGGTGGCGTGGTTGTGATCCACGGCCAGGCGTTTGCCTCGGCCGGTTGCTCGCTGGCAGATGGCACACCTACCGCCCTGCAAGGTGTACAGCGCCGCGTACTGCTCGGCGGTAATGCCGTAGGTGGCCTGGATGTGCCGTCCGTGCGCGGCCTGTCGGCGGGCCGCCAGTACCTGGCGGTGGTGTGTGGCGCACCGCGGCCCCGGGTGCGGTGCCGGACGGCGAGAACCCGCAGGGCAGTCTTTACATTGTCGTCTTATTCCTTCCCTCCCTTCGGTTAGCTCCGATCGCGGATCAGCATCCGGTCGGTGTCGAAATCCAGCTCTACAAAAGACAATCCGGACGCGTCCATCCGACCGCCCCGGTTCTTCACCGTGCTGACGGCAAGGGTGTCCGGGCCGTAGTCGTCCATCCGGCGGTGCAAGGTCAGCACCAGCTCGGGAACACGTGCGATCTGGCCCTTCACCCCGCTGAGCGGGATGGGCTTGTCCGAGTCGTTGTACGGGCCGGTGACGTGGTGCAGGCCGATCACACAGGCTTCGGTGTTGCGGGCCATGGTGTGCAGGTAGTCCATCAGGCCCTCCAGGCCGGCGAACGGGTCCCCGTCGTCCTCGCCCATCCCGGACCGCACGTTGGTCACGTTGTCCACGATGATCAGGTCCGGGTAGTCGCCGTAGACCTCTTCATAGGCTTCGATCGATGTCTCGATCCGATCTAAGGTCGGGCTGGCTTCGTAGTTCAGCCGGATCGGCAGGCCGGTCAACGCTGCCGTGACCTCGCCCAACCGGTCGCCGAGCACCAGCTCGGCCGCACTCGACAGCGGCATGCCCGTAAGGATCGAGACTGACCGGGTGAGCTGAACGAACGCGTCACTGTCGGCCGAGAAGTACAGGCAGGTCGCCCGCGACCGCAACGCCAGAGTGAGCGTGAACGCCGACTTGCCGGTCCCCGGTCCGGCCGCCACGAGCACGAGCTGCCCCCGCAAGAACCGGGTCCCCGCGTCGTTCAGAGTCTGGAACACCACGGGAAGCGGCTCACCGGCCGCGCCCCGCATCCGCCGAGACTGCAACAAACTATGCATCCGGATGCCCTTAGCTGGCGACTGCGGCCAGGTGGTTGATGATCCGCTCACGCAGCCACGGCAGGCTGGCCACCCGCACCCGAGTGCGGTAGTCCACATGCTTGCGACCCCGGCCGTCGACGAACGCCGTGTTCGGTGGCACCTCGAAGTGGTTCGCGCACCACTGATACGGCCGGTACCCGGTCTGCCCGTGCCGCTCGTCGGTCTTCAGGTCGATCAACAGGGCCATGTCCACCAGCAGCTGGAGAAGGTGGTTGCGGCCCAAGCCGCCCGTCACCGGCCGCAGTACCTTCGCGGCCTCCTCCATGCTGTAAGAGTTGGCCGCCTCGCACACCTGCTGACCGAACTCCACCAACGGCCGGTCCGCCTCCCGCGCCGCCTCCAACTCCGTGTTGACTACCTGGAGCGCCAGCCGCTGTTCCCGCTCGGACTTCGCGATCTGCGCGACCTCGATCAACTTATCCAGCACAGTGTCCGGGTCGCTCAAATCCAGCACAGCCGCCGAACCCGGCGCGATGTAGGCGCCCCCGGTCTTACGGATCGTCGGCAACACCTCGGCGGTCACCCAGTCCTGGAACCGCGCCGCGCCCTCGACCTTGCTCCGCATGATCAACCGGTACAGCCCTGGCTCGTTGATCACGGTCATCGTCTGCGTCCCGGAGGGTGTCGCGAATCGCGACACCCCCTTCTGACCTGGGAGAACGTGCTTAACTAACGCGTCGCGACCGTTCTTGTACCCCAACACACGACACGCCTCGGCCGCGACGAACCACGGCTGATTGTCCTGGAGCACCACGCGGATCTCGGTGTTATCGAAGTTGAAGATCTCGATCTCACTCACGTTTCATCCTCCGTTGAAATTCTCGGTGTCAGGACGCGTCCGGGCACAGCTCGGCTCGACGCGTCACGATGGAATCTGCCCGTGGCAGAAGAAACCCCGCTACCGGCGCTGTCCGGCGCCGGAATCTGCAAGGGGCGACGGTGATAGGACGCGGCTCCCCGGAGCCGCCGTCACCTGGTGATCAAGAAGTCCGCGGAGTCCTGCTGCGGATTGTCATATCGCGGCGAAGGTGCAGGCGAACGCGACCGGGCACATCTGGCACGCCTCGCCAGGGTCCGGGTCAAACCGCTGCGCGCGGACCGCTTCGTCCATGGCGCCGTAGGTGTCCACAAGCCGTTGCCGCGACCACGGTTTCAGCGGATACGGCACGGTCGGCTTTCCCTGGCGGCCCATCCAGTAGTCCCCGGAGTCCACCCGCACGCCGTAGGTGGCGCGCAGCGCCTCGGCGTAGGTCCCGAGCTGGAACCCATCACCGGGCAACCTGCCGGACTTGATGTCCCGTACCACGATGCCGCGCGTCGGATGCTTGACTACGCCGTCGATGAAGCCTTTGACCCGGACGCCGTCCAGGTCGATCTCGAAAGCGATCTCCACAGCCGGCCGACCCTCCGGCGTGCGCCATATCCGTTCGTCGGCGTGCTCGCGGTAGTACTCGACATACCGGCGTACCTGCTCTGCCCCGAGCCCGAACCGGCGTTCAATGTCCTCGCTACCGGCATACCGACCGCTGGGAAACCAGTAACCGAAGTTGGGCGTTTCCTCGGACAACCGGTTCACGTGCTTCTCGTAGCTCTGCCGGTAAGCAGTCGCCACGTCATCCTCGGGGGCCTGTCGATTGGACAGCTCCCAGAATTCTGCCGCTTCGTGCACCGCCAGCCCCTGCGCCAACCAGGCCGCCGGCCGCTGCCACACTCGCGCGACACGATGCAGGTAGTACCGGTACGGACAGTCCGCGTACTCCTTGACCTGACTTACCGACCGGTGTTGGACAGCCATCGTGCGCTCTCTCCAGGCCGACGTTGCCTCGGAATGCGTGGCTGTGCACAGTCGTGCGGCAGATCCGGGCATTGCTCATACACTCTCACCAGTGACAGTTCTGCCTGTCTAAACAGCATGCTGGGGTCACGCACAACATGACTAGATAATTCGATCGTGCAATAGGATTCCAGTAGTCTCCGAATTGGCGAAAACGTCCCCCCGTCCGCTGCCACCTGGACGCTCCGACGGATCTCAACCGAGCCGTCATGATCTGACATATCCAGGATCACGGTAAAGTACGGTCTACATAGAACTGCAACACGATGTCTGGACAAGTGTATTCCTTCTGACACATGTCATGCGTCAATAATCGGATCTACTGCGGGCATACGCCAAATCTCCCGCCCTTCATCTGTCATCACCGTGTACCGGTTAACTCTCAGAATCAGATCGGCGTCGCCCTCTTCCCGCGGTAGGTATCCCCACCCCCCTGCTTTGTTACTTGATGGTGGTATCTCCGGATCGAAAACTATCACTACATTGTCATCTCGAAGTCGCTTGTAGAACGACACAACGCGAGCGAGTTTGTCTCGGGACATTCCTTCGCCGCCGGTCGCGATGTACTCGCCGTGAAGAACTACCTGTCGATAATGAGAAGTCTCCTTGAACTGAGACGCCATGTCCGGCCACGGGAAGTTTTCTTGCACGGCCTGACGTGGCGTTTTGACCCGGTTCGGCGCATCCTTCGCGAGGGCGCTTACGGTTTGCTTTGATATGTTGTGTTCGATCGCTATCTGGGTTTGAGTCAAGCCTTCCGCAAGCAGTTTGCCGACGATTTCCGACGTGAGATCAGTTTTCCGTGGGCGTCCTCGGCCCCGTTTCTTCTCTGCCTGGATTTCCGAGTCAACGCTTTCGTTTGTCACGTGCATCACCTCACGGGGGAGGATAACACTGGGCACGTGCACAACAGGATGGATTGACAAGGCTAAGCTCCGTGTGATTAAGCGGGCCGCAAGGCTCAATCCCGTGTACTGCGGGGACTGTCTGCGGTCAGGGACTACTTCGCCCTGGCGGAGAAGGACGGTGCCTTCTTGGCTACTGCTCGCCGAGCGGGTGCGGCCGGCGTCTTGCTGCTGGCTGGCTTCGCCGCGGCGCTGGAGCTGGTGGCTTGAGCGGTCGCCGGGCGGATCGAGGCCGCGGCGGTCTTCCTGGCCGTGGTCGCCGTGACCGCGCTGGCGTCCGGTTTTGGGGTATCAACGGCCTTGGCGGCCGGTGAGGTGGGCAGCCGGCTCTGTTCCCACGCGGTGATCGCCAGGCCGGAGACGCGGCCTCGGTCGGAGACCTCCATGCCGTTGGCCTTCGCCCACTCCCGGATCTGCTTGAGCGTCTCCTTGCCGTACCCGCTGGCGGTGCCGGGCTTGTCTGCCGGGCGCTTGGCACCGACCTTGACCGCGCCGTTTGTCCCGGCGCGGCGGGCGGCGGCCACGAAGTCTCCTAGGAAGGCCCGCAGCTGGGCGGCGTTGCCGGCGGTCAGGTCGATCTCGAAGTTCTGCCCGTCCAGGGCGAAGGACAGGGTCTCGTCGGCCTCGCTGTTGCCGTCCAGGTCGTCCACGAGCACAATCCGGGTAGCCATTCTTCCTCAAACCTTCCTGTGAATGATTTTCCTAATGCCGGTAAGTTGGCACGGCGAACACACGTCCGCGGACGTGCGTCACCGAATCAACACACAATCTTCACAGCCGTGAAAATCTGCTAGTGCGGCACCTGTGACGCCCCTCAAAAGAGCCGATGATCCCTCCCGGCCATCCTGTCTACTCCCCGGTATACCCCGGTGCCACATTTTTCGGTCACATCACTCCAAATGGAGTAATCAGCAAATTTTCACCGCTGTGAAGATCTGCGCTGTCGCCGGACCAAACCTTTCCGCCATCTGGAGCACAATCGAGCCATCGGCACAGCGTGGCGCCACGATCAGATTCCCAAGGTACGGCCTGAAAAACCACCACCCACGCGGATCGGGGAGCGCCGAACAACTGTTCAACCGAACACGTGACGTACATCACGTACAGCTTGTGTCTTTTTTGGACGGTTGAACGGAGCCCGCTAGAACACGCCGTTCTCCGCAGCAGCTCGACGCTCGGTCCCCGTCGACACCAGCGGCGCGAACGCCACGATCGCTTTCTCGACAGTGGCGGCACGTTCCTCGGCAAGAACGTCGACTATCTGTTGGTCCCCCCAACACTCGACCACCACATCCCACCCGCCGACGGTGTAGCGCTCCTTCGCGTGCGCCCCGACCGCGGTGACCAACAGCATCAGGTTCGTGGTCATGCCCGCGTGGTCTTCGCGCCGCTCGCCGGCCTCGGCTAGCAGCCGAACATGGACACCGCGTTCCTCCTGGATCACGACCCGGTAGTAGCCCGGCCCACGATCGTCGGCCATCCACTCGTCGTGCAGCAGGCCGGCCGCGTCCCGTCCCCACGACGGCCCAAACCTCTCCACGTCCGCACTGGTCAGTTCCCGCGTCCGGCGGACCTTCCGAAGGCCGTCCTCCGGCACGTACTCGAAGACCACCACTGTCACCATGTCTTTCCTCTCTGTGATTGTTCCGCGAGCGGACACCGAACGGCACGAAACCTTTCGTGCCCAACGGAATCAGCTACGCCCCGCGCTGTGGCGAGTCGTTCGGCTAGGTCAACGGGGTATCGAGGCCAACGATCTCGACATCGGAGATTTCGTTCTCCAAGATTTCGACCGTTTCCCAGCGAAGCGCGTCGTTCCAGAGACTCCCATCGTTGTCCAGGTAGCGGCACAACTCGTCCGGGTCTGACTCGCACAGCTGTACGGACTCGTCATCGATCTCCACATCAATCACGAACTCATGCTGAATCTCTTCGGTTACCCTCATTCGGACTCTGCGAGTGGGCATCGTTCACCTCGATCAAAGGTCGGTTGTGTGTTCAGGTTTGCGCTGTGCGCTCACCGCGCTTGCCCATGCCTTTCATGGGCAAGACGGAGAACCCGCAGGGCGGTTAGAACGGAGGGGTGAAGGGGCTGAACAGGTCGGCTGGAAGCCAGATGGCACCGGCCAGGTTGCCCGGATCGGGGGTGATCTCCTCGACATCCCGACGGCCGGGCAGGGTCCTGCCGACGTACCGCAGGTACAGCAGGGAGCGACCGTGGTGGTTGGTTCTGTGTCCCTCGACCGCATAGACCGAGTAGGTGCCGTCGGAACCTTGAACCTGTGCGATGACGAGTCCGTACCGGGTCACCGAACCGACTCCGGTTCGGCGGTGTCGCTGGTGCCCGTGGTGGGTTCCCACGGGTCCAGCTCCAGCCAGCAGGCGGTCAGGTCGGCTGAGCAGTACCGTTCCCAATGTCCTCGCTGGGCCGGTACCCCGGCGGCGGGCACGCAAGCCGCCAGGGCAGTCACCAGGGCCAGGGCGGATGTTCGTAGGACGGTGCTTCGTGTGCGCGCCTTCATCAGTCTTGCCTTTCTGTTGTTGACGTGACACGGCGCGGCACAGCTGATGCTCACCGAATCAAGCCAACACGAAAGGATGTCTCTGACACTTGCCGAATGGATTCCGCCGGACGCAACACTCGGTTGCGTGCGACGGGAACCATTCAGTTCAACCGGTCGACAGTGATAGCGCCGGGGCTTAGATCAGCCCGAGGTCCTTAAGGTGGCTAACCACGAACGCTTCAACGTCCGAGACGTTACGATCATCGGATCGCATCACGGTCTTGAGGATGATGCACTCATTCGGAAATACCTCATTTGAGAGGCGGTCAATAGGGTAGCCGTAGGTGTTCCCAATTTTCAAGGGCTTATGAAACCGGCGGGGATGCTCATGCTTCGAGGCCATAACCAGCCCTCGGTAAAAAGCGGGGTGCGCGAGGGTGAACATAATCATCGCCGGGTCTAACGCGTCGGCAGCATCCTTGACCTTAACCACCTGACGGATTGTTTCCGATGTCCCCTTGGAGCCCTTACTTTGAGAATCCGTGAACACCTCTGTTCTAATGCCGATGCGTTCGAGCGCGTACACTAGCGCAACAATAGACTTGCCGCGCTCGATCATGTCCATTGCGGAAATGTCGTAAGAGGCTCCGATGTTGACCGCGAGGGAGATAACTCTCCCCATTCTAGGAGTCGGTACTAGGTGATGCGACACCATATTCTCAGGTTCTCCCGACAGGAACCGGGCAACGTCTACGTCAGACCCTTGAACGTCGTAGTGAGACTGCCAATCAGGCACGTCATACGATCGCTGTACTGTTGCCAACGCGTCTGCGGCGACGTTGAGCGTGGCGTCTAGTTGCTCCTCCCAACCAAGACGCGCGAGTTCAAATAGGTGCTCAATAGAACGAACGTCACCGCCGAAGAATTCGGGCATGCTTTCGATAAGCCCCAGATTGGTGGCATATCGGTGAGCCTGAACCGTAGTAAGCAAGTCCGCGACCGAATCGAATTCAAGGCGCGAATGATCACCTTCAACGATATTTCGCATGTCAACTCTCTTTCAGATTCACGTCTTCAAAGCCAGGCAAGGGGCCGAAGTCCTTGCCTGACGTTGACGACGTCATCCGTTGATCTTGTTCCACTCGGTATCGCCCATGCCGCGCCGGACGCGCGCTTGCACGGTCGACTCCCAGGACCGGCCAGCGGCCAGCAATCGGCACATGCCGACCGACGCACGCGGCGAGATCACCACGGGCATGCTGTGCGCCTCTGCGTTCGCACGTAGCCTTCGCACGAAGGTCAACACTCGCTCAACCTGGTCGGTTTCAAGGCCGGTCGAGTGGCACAGCTCGTTCTCTAGCGTCTCGTCTACCTCGATCGTTTCGACTGAGAACCGGTCCAGGGTCGCCGCGTCGATAGCTTGCCGGCCGACGTATGACCGCGTGGCGCCGCGCCCGTAGGTGTTGGCGCTCGCAATGGCCCGGAAGTCCTTGTGCCGCTTGACCATTTGGTCCGGGAACGCCATGTGCCCGTTGGCCAGAGCAGCGTTGACGACGGCCAGCACGGACGGGTGTGCGTTGTCCATTTCGTCGAAGTGGAACAGCCCGCCGTGCTCGTAAGCCTCACGGAACAGGCTAGGGACGTAGTCGCCCGTTGCTTGCATGTATCCGAGGAGCTGAGACGCGGGAGTCTGGGGGCTCAGGCTGATCGAGTACGACTTAAGCCCTAAGCCCTCCGCTGCCTGTTCAGCAATGGTCGACTTACCCGTTCCTGCCGGGCCGACCATCAGCACGTGCTCACCCGCCATCAGCGACGTGATCACGTCGCTGAGCTTGTGATGCGTGGCACCCGTGAACTCTTTGCGTTCGCTGTTGACGCGCTCTACCACGGTGCGCGTCGGGAACACGACATTGGCAACGGCTTCTTTCACCATTGCTTCGATCTCTGCCCGGTCGACCTGGGGCGTCAACGCTCCCACCAACATGCCCAATGCTGCTTGGACATCCTGAGATACTGGAGCATTCACGGGAGTAGCCTCTTTCTCGTCTTCGTCGGTCGGGCCGTCAAGGTACACATCTCCCATCGAATCACCGGAGCCATCCGTGTTCCGGCAATTGTGACGGCTGCCGTCTTTCTCAATGAGGACAAAGCCGCCGGTTGTGTCGCAACGGTCGCAATGCTTGTGGTACGCCCGTTCGGTGTCGTGTGCCCAATACAGATCCGACCGGCCGCACCAACGGCACGGCTTACGCACCGTCCGTGTCGAATGCTTGACCAGGGTCATAGGTCTTCTCCTAGAGGTTAAGCGGGTAGCTGAGTAGCCATGGCGACCGTGCGGGCAGATACCCGCACGGCACCAAAGCGGCTAAGCTTGAATCGGGGGCTAGTGCGCGTGGTCTGCCCAGTTGCGGCAATTCCTGCACGTCACCCGTTCATCTGAGTGCATGCCCATTTCCTCCGCCGCGTCATCGGCAGTCAGAGCAGTAAATAGGTATTCGCGGTTCGCGACATCCTGGTGTTGAATCTCCGCGCGTCGCACCGCCTCAAGAAACCAGTCCCGCTCACGACCCTCGCAGCCTGCCATCCACCTAAACGACGGGGCCTCGCTCAGCAATTGATTGAGTGCCACAAAATGTCCCATCGTGTGATATATGATGATGTGCTGAACAAGCTCTAACAAAGTTCCTCTTTCGTTGTTTGGTCTCTCAGAACCGCACACAGGGTCTCCTGTGTGCGGGTACTCAAAGTCCAAACTCGCGTTACCGCTGTTAAGCAAGTTTCTTGCTGGTCTATCCGCGAATACCGTCCGCTCACCCCTAACGGGGGTCATTGCACCTCGTTCATGTCGCTCACCTGGCTCACCGGAATCGTCGCGTGACTCGTATTCGCCATCTGTTTTTGGCGTAGGTAATCCACTGTTTAGTTCTCAAGGATCGAATTGGGTGGCCGAAGTCCGCGAGTTCGGGAACGAACCGTTCGGGGTATCGCCTGTCCCTGTCAGCCGCCCTGTGAACCCGGCTGGCCTGACACGAATAAAGTTACAGCCGCGTGGCGCAGTTGTCCAGAAAAACTTCATACGCTGTGACTGGCGCCACACTGTCGATGTGAAGGCGCTGGTCGCGGTGTTCCCGCGCCTGTCAGGGTGGTCCGAGCTACGGCCGCAGATGTGACCGTGGTCACTCACGTGTGACGGGGTTGCTGGCGCAACTCCCCGTTCTTTAGGGGGAGGGACTGAAAGTCCCTCCCTACTAAGGACGGCCGGTAGGCCGTCCCAAGGGCCGTTCAACGGCCCCAGGAACTAGAGGCCGCTACGGCGGCCAGAGAGCGAACCGTGAGGTTCGCCTGCCACTGGCGTGGCAGTTGACCCCCAAGGGGAGACAGCAAGCCGAGTGGCAGAGCGCGCTTAAGGCGCGCCTCGAACTACTACCTAGCTAGGACGGCCTACAGCCGTCCCTAGTAGGGCAGTACCCCTCAAAGGGGTACTGCAAATAGGGGGACCCAAGTTTTGAGCTGGACAAGCTCAAGCCGAAAGGGCCGTCTCCCTACCGGGTGGACGGCCCTACGGCTAGCAGTCCTCAAGCGGGACAGGTTCACCTGTCAGATACAGGGACCAGGCTGCACTACCCACGCCACAGAGGTAGACCACCTACAGCCGGGGGATAACCACTGGTTAGAGAACCTACGGGCGGTGTGCGGTACCTGTCACGGCGAGAAGAGCGCTAGCGAGGGTAACCGCGCTAAGGCGCGGTTACGGGCACTACGGCGTAGGCCGGCAGACAGACACCCTGGGAATACCGGCACAGGGAAAGACACACCCCCGGGCAGGCAACACAGGGGGTAGGGGTGCAGGAGTAGGCGCGTGCTTAGGCACGCGCACTTCCGGATTAGGCGTGAGAGCGCAGAGCTAGGAATGCGCTTAGCCGCATTCTGACCTTAGGCAATGGGAATTCGAATAGCGCTACCCCAGGGGGATAACCCCCACTCGGGGTCTCGTAGATCGCGGCGTATAGCGGTCCTGCGGGAATGTACGGGTTTTCAGGCCGTTGAGCCGTTGTCGGAGGTCGCGCACTGGCCCGTGGTGATCTTCGATCGGCCGGCGGTATGATGCTGTACGTGTCTGACACGGATGCTCCGCTGCCTCAGTCGATGTTCCGACGCTACCTTGATCCGCTCGCGGCGACGATCACTGAGTCGTACGCGCTGAACCATGCGTTGAGCGCGAATAGCGCTGTCCTCGACGCTGTCGTGGATAACGCTCGGCGGGCCGGAGTCCCCGTTCCTACGCTGATAATGATTCTCAAGACATACGGAAGCGAGTACCTCTTGGAGGCACCCGCAGCGACGGCGATGGTTCTCTCGGCGCGGCCGTTAGCTCCATCTCGCCTTGTCAGCCACACTGCGACGTTGGTCAAGGTACTCGACGAACAAACGAAGATCATGGCGCGAATGAGCTACTTGAACCATGTTGCTCACGCCATGCTGAACAACGCACGTAGCGCCGGTATTGCAGACTATCTGCTGTACGATTTCATTGAAGAGTTGCACCAGTTCGTCGGTCCGAACCCAGACTGGGACAGTCTCCATCCGGTCAATTTCCAGGGGCTTGAAGCAGAACATCGCAGACGCGTTCGGTTTCGCGCGAAGGAGATCCGTCCGGCATAGTGCGTACCTTGCTGCGGATTTCTTGGCCGGACTCCAGGATGGCCATTATTTGTCCTCGTCCTCGTCGTAATCCTCCTCAGTACCTGAGCCGATCTCGATCCGTATTTCCGTGACCAATCCGCGGTTGAGGACGTGCGACGGGCAGGGCACCTTCACGGCCGGCGAGTCCGTTGTGAGGCCGAATGAAGATCAGACCTAGCACGAAGCACTTCCGCGACCTTGCCGGCCGCGGTCCTGTCGAGTGCACGCATGTGCTCCTTGTGCCGAAGGAACTGCACCCAGGCGTAGATCAGTAGTCCCAGGACCCCGAGCACCAACACGACGGGCCACGGAGCGCCGAACGGCGCCGAGATCAATGCTGGTGCTCCGGCGAAGCCGAGTTCAGGCCAACGCATGCCGCAAGTGCAGCACGTCGACTTAACCGATCGTGACCTACGCGCCAGTAATTAAGGTGCAACCACCCGAATGTCGCCTGAGCCGCGACGTAAAGTTCGTTCACAGAAGTTCTTGCGATGCGGACCCGATCAAGCGCCGAGCGTCGCTCACCTGCGTGTATGCCTCGTGGTGCGTCTCCTCACGGCTCTACAACGCAATGGGCATGCCGCCGCACAGCGACGCGAGTTGCTGGCATCCTCTACGCGGAGGGCTGGCGTTCCACAGTTCGCGTCACTGATCAGCTTGTCCCTGCTTGGGCAGTCTGGCCTCGTCAAGGCCCCTGTGCCGCGATGGGCAGAGTGGAAGGATGGGCGCCCCTGGATGAGGGGCGCCCACGAGATCATGTCGTACTCTTCCTGTGCTGCGGCGAGTTGCTACGTCGCTCTCGCATCAGTGACAAGGTCTGACGGACCATGTAGTGCGGCATCAGTGCGATGGCCAACGCCAGCAGCATTGCGGCTGCTCCTGCGACGAACAGAAGCAGCGCGCACGCGCAGGCAGTCTGGGTAGGGCTTCGAACTACTGCCCGGACTGTCTGCCACAACTCGCTTCGTCGTTCAAGCATCAATCACCTCCCAAGATCGAAAAAGCCGGGCCTCGATCCACAGATGGACGAGGCCCGGCTGGCGGACTTCGGCCAGAAAGTACCGGGGTTGTCAAGTCGCCTGCTTGTGGTCACGGTGGTCGACTCGATCGGCCGATGGGACCAGCCTGCTGGTTGCACTGTCGTGAAGCCCAGAGGGAGACCGTCTGCAAGCGTCTGCAATCCAGCCTCGGGCTGGCGATCAACGAGCCTGACCGCGACAGCAACGACATCGATCACGACAGGGGCTCCTCGGCATTAGGGTATGTCCCCGGTTCGAGTGGTCTACTCTGTATACGGCCTTCCAATCGGGCTGGCACGCGATAGTGAAATAGGCTTCCGTATCGGTTCAGAAGTGCGTTTAGGCAGGCCACGGCACTTGTGCGGTCGCCCAACACCAGCACGGCTGCCTCGGACCTGTAGACGATGCTGGCCAACCGCGCACGCGCGAGCTGGGTGCAGGTGATCAGCACGTTTGCCTGAGACCACCGCCAGCTCGGTGGACAATTGGAGCGCCTTCGGCGAAGCCACGCTGCGGAAATGGCCGGCCTGATCTTGGGGGGTGGACTGCACCTGCTCGACAGGGCGCCACCCGCGGCACCGGCTGAGCGGAACGTACTCCCGGCACGCAAGTGCGGTTCCACATCCGTTCTGGCAAGACGTTGATGACGCAGACACTGGAGGTGATCACGACGGGTACCAGAGGCCCCGTACCTAAGCGAAGTGATCAACGAGTCCGCCGTAACAAGGATGAAGGCGGCACTGTGGAGAAGCTCCCGGCCGTCGGGTCGGTGGAGATCCCGGATCTGGACATCGAGGACCCGCACCCGCTGATCGTCGACTTCTACGCGTCGTTGAGGGACTCGGCGCAGTCGCAGTTCTACGAGCCGTCGGACTGGCAGTTCGCCCGGTTCACGCTGCACTTCGCGAACAAGCTGATCCAGTCGGCCCGGCCGTCGAGTCAGATGCTGGCCGCGGTCAACGCGGCGCTCACCGAACTGCTTGTCAGCGAGGGCGCACGGCGTCGAGTCCGGCTGGAGATCGAGCGGGAGCAGACCACGGCCACCGTGATCGATGTGGCCGAGATGTTCCGCCAGCAGATGGCGCAGTAGCTCATGGGGTGTGAGGCGTTGCCCAGCGCTGGTTTATCGCAGGAAGTCGGGCAGCCATTTCCTGTGAGGGCGTGTGTACAGCGGGTTGCCGCCGGCTGAAATGACACTGCCGCCATGGTCGCGTACGTAGCGAACTCCTTCCCATGTGTCAAACTGGAAGCAGATTCCCGGCCTTCTAAGGTCGCCAATGAATGACAGTTCCTCTGCGAAATACTCCGTTGCTTGCTTTATCGTCGTTGGCTGAGTGGTGGGCTCCAAGACGGGTATCTTCATATACTTATCAGAGATGTCGGTAATCTCCAGAGCGATGTTATACACCGGATGCCCGCTCGTGTTTACGTAACGAATGTCAGCTCCTTCGTCTTCCTCGTGCGGTGCGAGCCAGATGGAGATCCCGTTCATCTTCTCCTCTGCCAGTTGCTCTCGCGCAGCCGATACTTGATCTTGCATACTTTGCGTTTGACTCTCCATCTCCACAAGCTGCTGTGTTTGAGTCCGGTATGCCGCCATTGCCGCGCGCGCCGCTCGCCACGCGGCAAGAAACGCAAACGTAGCTATTAGAAGACCGAGGATACCGGTTGCGGCGGACCACCATTCCGGCCTCGTTGCGGCATGTTTGATGGCGTCCCAGATTTTGTCCCAGTTCATGCGACTGACGTCCTCCCCTTGTCCTCGCTATCGATGTGCAGGAGTGGCACCCGCTGTTCAAACGCCTGGAGCGGTGGTCATGGCACCAAGGTAACCGAGTGTCTGTAGCCGGAAGCGCAGCATCCAGTCGTAGTCCATTCTGAAAATTGATCTAGGAGTCGCATGCGGGACAATCTCCTGCTGCCCGCTCCCAGTCACGTCATTGGCCCGACCTGGCGGCGGCTGCGCGCGGGCGGCTGGTTCGAGCCTGAGCGCACCCTGGGGTGGGGCGTCATCAATTGGCTTGCCGAGAACGTCCTTCAGCCGGGCGGTCCTCGCGCGGGCAAGCCGTTTCTGCCGACGTTCGAGCAAGCTAGGTTTCTGATCTGGTGGTACGCGGTGGACGACCGCGGCCGGTTCGTCTACCGGTCCGGTCTGCTTCGCCGGCTCAAAGGCTGGGGCAAGGACCCGCTGGCCGCGGCGATGAGCTTGGCGGAGTTGTGCGGCCCGGTCGCGTTCTCCCACTGGGACAACGGAAACCCGGTCGGCAAGCTAAGGGATTCCGCGTGGGTTCAGGTCGCCGCCGTCAGCCAGGACCAGACAAGGAACACGTTCAGCCTGTTTCCGGCGATGGCGTCGAAGAAGCTCCGCGAGGACTGCGGGCTGGAGATCAACCGCACGATCATCTACGCGAAGTCGGGCGGGATGATCGAGGGCGTCACGTCTTCGCCGTTGTCCTTAGAAGGCAAGCGGCCGACGTTCGTGGTCCTCAACGAGATCCAGTGGTGGGTGGAGGCGAACAACGGTCACGCGATGTACAGCGTGATCGAGGGCAACGTGACCAAGTCCGCCGACGGCATCGCCCGGTACCTGGGGATCTGCAACGCACACGTGCCCGGTCAGGAATCGGTCGGCGAACGCCTCTGGGACTCCTACCAAGCCGTCCAAGCCGGTCAGGCGATCGACACCGGCATCCTCTACGACGCCGTCGAAGCACCCGCCGGCACACCCGTCTCCGAGATCCCCAACCCGGACATCGACCCGGAAGGGTTCGAGGCCGGGATCGAGGCGCTACGCCGTGGGCTTGAGGTCGCTCGGGGTGATGCGGTGTGGCTGAACATCGACACCATCGTGGCGTCCATTCTGGACATCAACAACCCGGTGTCGGAATCCCGCCGCAAGTTCCTCAACCAGATCAACGCCTCCGAGGATGCCTGGATCGCCCCGCACGAGTGGGACCGCAACCAGGCGGATGTCCAACTGGAGGCCGGGCAGCGGATCACGCTCGGGTTCGACGGGTCCAAGTCCCACGACTGGACCGCATTGGTGGCCTGCCGGATCGAGGACGCCGCGCTGTTCCCGCTGAAGGTCTGGGACCCCGAGTCCTACGGCGGGGAGATCCCGCGCGAGGACGTCAACGCGATGGTCGAGTGGGCGTTCTCCCGGTTCGACGTCGTTGGGTTCCGCGCGGATGTGCGGGAGTTCGAGGCGTACGTGGACCAGTGGTCCCGCACCTTCGGCCGCAAGCTCAAGGTCAAGGCGGCGCCGAACAGCCCGGTCGCGTTCGACATGCGCGGCCAGCAGAAACGGTTCGCCTTGGACTGCGAGCGGTTCCTGGACGCGGTCCTGGAAGGCGGCCTGTGCCACAACGGCGCCGTCGTGCTGCGTCAGCACGTGCTCAACGCCCACCGCCACCCGACCAACTTCGATGCGATCTCCATCCGCAAAGCGTCCAAGGACTCCTCTCGCAAGATCGACGCCGCGGTGTGCTCGGTGCTCGCGTTCGGTGCTCGTTACGACTTCCTGATGTCCAACAAGAACCGTTCAGGGCGCGCAGTCATCTTCAAATAACACAGGAAGGCAGTGGTATTCCGGTGACGACCCCGATCCTGTTGGACCACATCCAGCAACTCGTGGCCGACTTCGGGTCATCCCAAACCGGCCTCGCGGACAACGTCCTCTACTACGAGTCCCAGAAGCGACCGATCTCAGTCGGCGTGTCGACCCCGCCGGAGATGCGGGACCTGTTGGCCCAGATCGGCTGGTGCCGCGTCTACGTCGACTCGGTGGAGGAACGCTTGGACATTGAGGGCTTCCGGATGGCCGGCGAGCCTAAGGCCGATACCCGGTTGTGGGAGTGGTGGCAGTCCAACCGCTTGGACGAGGTGTCCAGCTACGCCCACACCGAAGCCCTGATCCACGGCCGCGCCTACATCGTCGTCTCGGCACCCGACCCGAGCGACCCGTTAGCCGACGCTACCGTCCCAGTGATCCAGGTCGAGTCACCCAGCACGATGTGGGCCGACATCGACTACCGCACCCACCGGGTCAAGCGCGCGGTCCGCGTGATCAAGGGCGACAGCCCCTTTGGGCCGCCGGTCCCGGACTACGTGACGATCTACCTACCGGACTCCACCACCGGCCTGCTGCAAGGCGGCGCGGACGGGTGGACGGTCGACTTCCACGCCAGCCACAACCTCGGCGTGGTTCCCGTGGTGCCGTTGTTGAACCGGTCGCGGTTGACCGAGCGCTACGGTCGCTCGGAGATCACGCCCGAGCTGCGGTCGGTGACCGACGCGGCGGCCCGGACGATGATGAACATGCAGGCCACCGCCGAGCTGATGGCGGTCCCGCAACGGCTGCTGTTCGGGATCAAGCCCGAGGAAATCGCCGACGACCCCACGAACAAGCGGAAGGTGTTCGAGGCGTACATCGCGCGGATTCTGGCGTTCGAGGACCCGGAGGGCAAAGCCCAACAGTTCACCGCGGCCGAGCTACGGAACTTCACCGAAGTCATGCAGGAACTGGCCAAACAGGCCGCCACCTACACCGGTTTGCCGCCGCAGTATCTGGCGTTCGCCAGCGACAACCCCGCCTCCGCCGAGGCCATCCGGTCGGCGGAAAGCCGCCTGGTCAAGAAGGCCGAGCGTAAGCAACGGATCTTCGGCGGCCCCTGGGAACAGGCCATGCGGATCGCCCTGCTGGTCATGGACGGGAATATTCCCCGCGACGCCCGCCGGATGGAAGTGCTCTGGCGCGACCCCGCCACCCCGACGTTCGCCGCTAAGGCGGACGCGGTGGTCAAGCTGGCCACCGCCAGCACCCCGGACGGGCGGCCGATCATCCCGGTCGAACGCGCCCGGATCGATCTCGGCTACAGCGCCGAGGAACGCCGCCAGATGGAAACCTGGGACAAAGACAACCCCGTCACCCAGCTCGCCGCGCTGACCCGCCCAGCCGCGCCCCGCTTCAGTGACACCCCCGACGATGAGCCGGCGGCGGAGGCCGCGTGACCGCCGAGGACTACGCCCTGGCGCAGGCGGTGATCACCGCGGCCCTGGTGGCGACGGTGTTGCGCCTGCTCAAGTTCTTCCGGCTACCGGGTCTGTCGCTGCGGGATTGGTTCACGCTGCTGGACCTGCTGTTCCCCTATGTGGAGGAGGCCCGGACCCGGTCGGCGGAGTTGGCCCGCCGGTTCTACGACCAGCAACGCCAGCTCCACCGTCCGGACCAGCCGCGTCATGACCTGTTCCTCGCGGGGTACCGGCCGGACTGGTTCCGCGAAGCCATGGAACCGGCCCGGCAGGCGATGACCCGGGCCGGCGCGTCGGAGTCCGCGGTGGCCGAGGTGGCGTTGCGGGCCGCGACCCAGGTGGAGAACGGTGGCCGCCGCACCCAGCTGCGGGCCGTGGACTCCGACCCCGTCGTGGTCGGCTGGGCGCGGGTCGCGACCGGCCGGGAAACCTGTGCGTTCTGCCTGATGCTGGTCTCCCGTGGCCCGGTCTACGTCTCGGCCGAGGGCGCCGGACTGGACACCGACGACACCACCGCCCACGACCTGATCGCCACAGGCGACAAGGCCGCGCTGGACGAGTTGATGACCCGATGGCACCCCGGATGCGACTGCAAAGTCGTGCCGGTGTTCAACCGCGCCGACTGGCCCGGCCGGGACGCCTTCTTGCGTGCCCGCCGGATCTGGGCCGAGCACACCCAAGGCCACACCGGGACAGCGAAGCTCAACGCCTTCCGCCGCGCCCTCGACAGCGGCACGGTCGACATCCCCGCGATGTCCTTAGCCGCTTAACACTGAGCGGCTAAGCCCTTTCCATCCCCTTAAGTGTCCCAGGTGGACGCTCTCACCCGACCTGCCCAGGAGGTAAGGCACATGACTGACACCCCTACTCCCGCCGCCCCGGCCACCGTTGTTCCCGCCACCGTGGCCGTTCCGGCACCGGTAAGCGAGCCACAGGCGGTTGACCAGCTCCCGGAATGGGCGCGCACCGCGCTGACGAAAGCCAACAGCGAGGCGGCGAAGTACCGCACCGAACGCAACGACGCGGTCAACACCGTCAAGACCGACCTGACGGCCGCGTTCGAAACCCAGCTGGCGCAGGTCACCGCCGCCCACGAGGCGACCAAGGCCGACCTCGCGAAGGCAGCTGTGGACATGCTCAAGGTGCAGGCCGCGCTCACCGCCGACGTCCCGGCGGCGTCCGCGCTGGAGTTCGCGTCCCTGCTTCAGGGCAACACGCCGGAAGAGATCACAGCGCACGCCGCGAAGGTCAAAGCCCTGTTCGGCGGCGTGAGCGCCGCCCCGGCCCGCACGCCCGCGGTGGACCTGTCCCCGTCCGGCGACAACAACCCGTTGGCGCTCAACGGTGACCCGCTCCTGGAGAGCCTGAAGAACAAGCTCGGCATCTAACACACGACCGAAAGGCGCCCGTCACACGTGGCTATCACCGCCCCCACCAAAACCACCGATACCCAGTTCGCTGGGTTCCTGCGCCCGGAGCTGTCCGCGCCGATCTTCGAAGAGGCGTACAAGGTCTCCGTCGTGCAGCAGCTCGTGCAACAGGTCCCGCTCGGCATCAATGGCCAGGCCATCCCGGTCGTGACCGGCAAGATGAGCGCCGGATGGGTCACCGAAGGCGGCCAGAAGCCCGCCAGCAACGCCGCCGTCGGCCTGAAGACCATCGAACCGAAGAAGATCGCCGCCATCGCGGTCGTGTCCGCCGAAGTCGTGCGGGCCAACCCCGCGAACTACATGAACCTGCTCCGCCCGCAGATCGGCGAGGCGTTCGCGCTCGCGTTCGACGCGGCTGCACTCTACGACCGTGGCCCGGACGGCACTGCCGGTGGCGGCCCGTTCAGCACGTGGCTGTCCCAGACCACCAAGGCCGTGGACCTCGACAAGGAAGACCTCGCTGCGGCCAAGCCCCGCACCGTGCACTCCAACGTGGTCGCCGGCCTGCGGGTCCTGGTCGACCGTGGCAAGAAGCTCACCGGGTTCGCCCTGGACGACAGCACGGAGCCGCTGTTCCTGGACGCGACCGACCGCAACGGCAGGCCGATCTACATCGAAACACCGCTGACCGAGACCACCCAGGCCGCCGCCCGCCCAGGCCGGCTGATCAACCGCCCGTCCTACATGAACGAGCTGGTGGCCGAGCCGGTCCCCGCCACCGTCAACACCAAGTACACCGTGGCGTTCGGCGGCAACTGGCGACAGGCCGCCTGGGGTGTGGTCGGCGGGATCTCCTACGACGTGTCCACCGAGGCCACCGTCACGATCAACGGCCAGCTCACCTCGCTGTGGGAGAAGAACCTGGTCGCGATCCGCGCCGAGGCCGAATACGGGTTCCTGGTCAACGACCCGGAGGCGTTCGTGCGCTACCAGTACACCACCCCGGCGGCCTGATGGCCGCCCGCGATCATTACCAGCCGCCGGAGACGGTCCGTGCCCTGCTGCCCAACGGCATCGAGGTCACCGTCTCCGCCGAGCAGGCCCGCCTCTGTCACTACCCGCTCGTCACCGAGCCAGCCGACACCGCAGACGAGCGGTCGGAGACCGATCCGCCGACTCCGGCTGACGTTCGTGCCTGGGCACAAGCCACCGGCGTGGACTGCCCGGACAAGGGCCGCATCCCCGACCGTGTGATGCAGGCATACCGCGACGCGCACCAGCATTAACAGGGCAGGGGGCGCCGGCACGAGTGCACCGGGACTGTGGCATCAGCACGAACACCCGCGCTCCCCACCCGGCGCCCAACGCAACAGGCTGCTCCCCAGGCGACACCCAACCAACCGCCGACCGGGTGACGCAGTTCTTGCAAAACCGTTACGCACCAACCACTTCAGGCCATTCGGCCGCATTGCAAGTTGCAGACCACATGTTGCGTTTCGGCGGCAGGCGCGCCACCGCCCATTGTCAGACCAGGCTCGCAACAGCCCAGATCAGTCCACCCACCAGCACTCACCGGGGAGGTGACCGAGGTTGGCTTACGCCGTCGCGGCCGATGTTGAATTCCGGCTGGGCCGGGACCTGGATGAGAGCGAACATCGGGTAGTGACCGCCCGGCTGGCGGACGCCGAGCTGCTGATCGCCGACCGCGTCCCGGACCTCGCCGAGCGCGTCACCACGGGGGTGTTGCCGAAGGCGATCGTGGTCATGGTCGAGTCCGACATGGTGCTCCGCCTGATCCGCAACCCCGAGGGCTACACCCAAGAGTCGGACGGCAACTACTCCTACATGATCTCCAGCCAGGTCGCCTCCGGGCGACTGGAGGTCACCGACACCGAATGGCGCCTACTCGGCGTGCGGCGCGGCGCGTTCACCCTCACGCCCTACCTCCAACACCCCACCCGGGAAACGGACTCCTGGACATGAGCCTGCTCGACCGCGCCCACGAACACATCCTCGTGTTCCTCGAAGAGACCACTGTGGACTCTGATGGGAACATCATGACCCGCCCAGCTAAGACCGGTATCCCGGCGAGGGCGATGATCCAGTTACTCGCGCAGTCGGGGACCTCCGCGCGGCGTTCGGAACAAGACAACGAAGGTTTCGAGTCCGAAGAGGTCTACCGACTGCGCTTCCCCCGGTCGTTTCCTTATGTCCTGTCCGCGCAGGCGCGGATCGAGTGGCGCGGGCAGTACTGGGCGATCGTCGGCGAGGCCCGCCGCTACAACGGCTCCGCACGCACCCGGCATCTCGACTACACCATCCGCAGGACCTAACCATGGCTGAGCGGCGCTACAGCAACCGCACGATCAACAGCATCGTCGCCCACCTCGATGGCGTGACTGACGCGGTACACCACCGCGGCACGATCATCGCCGCCCGCGCGGAAACGTTCCTGGACATGCATCGCGACAGCGGGCACGCCGAGATCGACCTCACCCGCCATCAGGTCGACACGCTGGTGTCCCTGGTGGACGAAGCCGCACTCAGTATCGAGTTCGGGCACATCCACAACAAAACCGGCCGTTACGTCCACGGCCTGTACATCGTCACCCGGGCCGCCCACTAACCCCGCGTGGAAGGAGACCGGCGAGTGGTGCAGCGCACCATGCCCCGCATCCAAGAAGTCCTCCTGCCCGTCCTGCGGGCCGCCCTGCCCGGGGTGATGGTCATGTCCTGGATGCCGGATGTCGACCATCGGACCTTCCCGAGCCTGAACATCCGCCGCCTGGGCGGCCTACCTCGGGACGTGCGCCGGCTGGATCTACCGGTCATCGAGATGACCGCCTACACCCGAGACGGTCTGATCGCCTGCGAGAACCTGTATCTCGACGCCAGGACCGTACTCTGGGACATGGTCCGCAATCAAACCCTGACACCGCAAGGTTATTTGCACTCGTACTACGAAACGATGGGGCCAACCCAGTTCGATTCCCCGTGGGATGACACGTGGCGGGTGCAGGGCCTCATCCAACTCGGCCTCCGACCACCCCGCTAAGGGAGACAACAGCAGCTTATGACGATCAACGACAACGCCGTGCTCACCGCTAGTAGGGGTTTCATCTTCACCGCTCCCGCTGGCACGGCCGCGCCGACTGCGGCGGTGATCGATGCGTTCACGCCCACCACCACCCTGTCCGGCTGGATCAGCGTCGGGCACACCAGCGAGAAAGACCTGCCGGAGTTCGGGTTTGACGGTGGCGGCAGCGAAGTCCGTGGCACCTGGGCCAACAAAGCCCTGCGATCGGTGGAAACCGAAACCCCTGTGGACTTCGTGAACTTCACCTTGCAACAGTTCGACGGCCACGCGTTGGAGCTGTACTACGGTGTCCAGAACGCGTCCACCGAACCGGGGGTGTTCGCGGTCCGCCGCACCGCCACCAAACTGCCCAACCAGGCCCTGCTGATCGTGGTTGTCGACGGCCCCACGTCGATCGCGTTCTATGCCGGGAAGACCACCATCCGCCGCCAAGACGCGGTCGCGTTGGCGACCGATGAGTTCGGCAACCTGCCGGTGCGGGCCACGATCCTGGACGACGGCACCGCGGACCTGCTGCGCTGGATCAGCCTGGACACCGGGATCAACCCGCCCCCAGCGGGCTTCACCACGACTGATGAGAGGGCTTCTGTCTAGTGTCCAACCTGTACACGCTCGCTGACATGCGGGCGGATCTCGACCGTGAGTTCGCCCCGCTGGAGCTGGACCTGGGGTCTGGTCGGGTGGTGTTGCGGAACTTGATGCGGATCAACGACAACGACCGCATCTGTGTTCTTCAGGCGTTGCAGCAGCTTGAAGACATCGACACCGACGAGAACGAGACCAACCTCAACGACGTCACCCTGCTGAGCGAGTCGGTCGAGTTCATCCTGCGGACGGTGACCGCTGATGGTCGTGGTGACGCTCTCATCACCGCGTTGGGTGGGGACATGCTGCTCGGGATGAAGATCATCCAGATGTGGTCGGAGGCGACTCAGGCCCCGGAAGCGCCGGGCTCGCCTGCCTGATCGACCAGGCGGGCGAGGAAATCCTCGCTGACCTCCAGCACTACTACCACGTCGACCTGCGGGACGTATTCGTCGAGGGCTCCGGGCTAACCGCGCGGCGAGCCTTAGCGTTGGTGCGGCAGTTACCGCCGGAGTCCGCGACCGCCGGCATGTTGCGGGGCGGCCCGGAGTTCCGGGGCTGGGGGCCGGATCGGTATCTGACCGCGTTGCTGATCGACGCGGTGCAGGCCAACACGTACGCGTTCATCGCCGCGAACTCGAAACGCAAACCCCCACCACCCCACCCGATCGAACGCCCCGATAGCCGGCCGCCACGGCGTGGGGGTGGGTTCGCCGCGATGGCCGCCGATCGGATCGCCGCTGTGCGCCGCGCCAAACAGAAGGGCAGCAACCCGACATGACTGGTCCTCGGGCGCGGGTAGTCGACCGTGTCTCGGTGCGGGTACTGCCCGACACCAGCAAGTTCGCCAGCGAGCTGCGGGCACAGTTGGCGCGGATCACCCGGGGGATGGACGTCCGGATTCCGGTCAAGGTCGACACGAAAGGCGTGGCCGCCGCCGCGGCCCGAATTAAGGCCGAGTTGCCGCGTGACCCGTGGGACATCACGCCGAACTTCACCCTGGACCTCGGGCCGACCGAGCGGCTGATCGCCCGCATCATCACCGGCCTGCACGGGGCGACTGAGCAGGCTAAGCGGTTCGCCCAAGGCGGTAAGGAAGCCGCCGGACATCTGCTCACGGTAGCTAAGCGGTCGGTCAACGTCCGTCAGCATTGGCGCGGTATCGGCGCCGGCATCACCAGCGCGGCCGGTCGGCTACGCGACATCAAAGCCGACGGGTTCTACCGCAACTTCCTGCGCGTCGGGGACGCCATCGCGGGCGCCACCTCGAAACTGTTCCGGTTCGGTGTTGCCGCTGGCCACGCCCTCGGCCGGTTGGGCAGCGGCGCGGCGACCGGCGCGAAGAACGCGCTCGCCGGGATCGCCGCCGCCATCGGCAAGGTGACCTCCGCGCTGGGCAACCTCGGCCGGACCGGGCTGATCGCCCTCGCAGTGTTCGGCTTAGCCGCACCAGCCATCGGCGCGATCGCCACCCTCCTGGCTGGGTTGCCGTCGCTGGGGGCGGCGGCCGGCGCCGGGTTCGCCGCGGTCGCGTTAGGCATGGACGGCATCAAGAAAGCCGCCTCCCAACTGCGCCCCCAGGTCGACAGCCTCAAAGCCTCACTGTCGAAGACCTTCGAGAAGGGCCTCACGCCCGTCTTCAAGGAACTCGGCGCGGTATTTCCCGTGCTGGACAAAGGCTTAAACCAGGTCGCGGGCGGCCTGATCGTGATGGCCAAGAGCTTCACCGACGTGGTGACCTCCAAACAGGGCCTCACCCAGATCCAGTCCATCCTGAACAACACCGGCAAGTTCTTCCAGAATCTGGCGCCGATGGTCCGCGACGGCACCAGCGCGTTCCTCACCCTCGCCGACGCAGGCGCGAAACAGTTCGGGCTGCTCGCGGGGGTACTCAACACCTTCGCCGCGGACTTCCGCGCCGCCGTTGAGCGGGTCACCTCGGATGGCAGCTTCGCGTCCGGCATGCAGGGCCTGGCCGCTGTCGTGGGCTCGGTCCTGACCCTGTTCGTCCGACTGTTCGAAGCCGGCGTGCGGGTGATGGGCCAGGTCGGCGGCCCGATCGCCACCCTGATCACCTCACTCGGTGACGCGCTGATCGCCCTCATGCCCACGCTGGCGTCGATCACCACCCTGTTCGCGACCGTACTGACAGTGGCGCTAGACGCACTCACCCCAATGATCGAAGCACTCACCCCCTCCTTCCAACAGCTCGCCGACGCGGTGGGCACCATGCTGGTCGGGGCCATCCAAGCGGTCCGCCCGGTGCTGGTGCCGCTCGCCCACACCCTCGGCCCGCTCCTGGTAGCCGCGGTCCAAGCGGTGACACCGGTACTCCTCGCCTTAGCGCGGATTCTCACCGACCTCCTGGTGATGGCGCTGAAAGCAGTCCAGCCGATCCTGCCACCCCTGATCGAGTTCCTGACCCAGCTGGGTCAGCTCATCGGCAAGTTCCTCCTGGACGCGTTCACCACACTCCAGCCGTTGCTCCAACTGTTCTTTGACTTCCTGGCCCAGTTGTTCACCGCCCTGCAACCCCTGCTGCCCGCGTTGACCCAACTCGCGACACAAGTGCTCCAGGGCCTACTGGACATCCTCACCCCGCTACTGCCGCCCTTGATGCAACTGGCCCAGCTGGTGTTCCCCGCGATCATCAGCATCGTCCAGGCCGTGATACCGGTGATCACCCAGGTCCTGTCCGTGCTGGGCGAACTGATCCCCGCGGTGGTCAAGATCGCCGAAGTACTCGTCCCGATCTTCCAAGGCATCTTCGACATCGTCCAACGCGTCTGGCCGGGCATCCAGGACATCATCGAAGGCGCGATGCGCGCGATCAAGGGCGTGATCGACCTGGTGATGGGCATCATCACCGGAGACTGGTCCCGCGCCTGGGACGGCATCAAATCGATCCTGTCCGGCGCCTGGGAGTTGCTTAAGGGTGGGGTGAAGCTGGGGATTGACGCGGTTGTGGCGTTGTTTGTTGATCTGCCGGGCGCGATCCTGCGCGCCCTGGGCAACCTCGGGGGCCTGCTGCTGGAAGCCGGCAAGGCGATCCTGCAAGGACTCTGGGACGGCATCAAATGGGTCTGGAACAAGGTCATGGACTTCTTCAGCAGCATCGGCAGCTGGATCGCTGACCACAAAGGACCCCTGTCCTACGACAAGCGACTGTTGATCCCTGCCGGTAAGGCCATCATGCAGGGCCTCGCTGCCGGGCTGTCGGACGGGTTCGACGACGTGCAGCGGCTGGTATCCGGGATGAGCGAACGGCTCACCGGCTCGTTCGCCGGAAGCCAGTGGGGTGCTGACTGGGCACACGGCATCGAGGACGGCATGCCTAAGGCGCTGCGTGCGCTGGACAAGGCCGCGTCCGCCGGGTCGATCTCAGCTCAATGGCAGGCCCAGATCAACAACGACCCCCAGTTCGGCGACATCGGCGACCGGGTGGCCGCCGCCTTAGCCGGCTGGAGCGTCCAACTCGACGGCACCGGCCTGGCCCGCCTGGTGAACAAGTCCAACCTGAGGAAAGCGAGACGAGGCTAAGTGAGTACGTGGTACCTCGGCCCAGACGGCGACCTACGCGCCCTGCCCGTCCCGGAACGCGACCCCAGCATGGACGTGGTCCGCTACGGCGGTATCCATCAGGCCCTGTCCGGCGCGCGCACGATGGACGTCACCGGCCACCGCACCGAATACGGCTTCGCCTACCGACTGTTGGAGGCCGAGGAGTACGCCTGGCTGGAGGCCCTGGCCTCCAGCCACATCCCCGGCCCCCTTAGGTTGCTCACCCCGTTCAAACGCAACCGGCTCACTGCCCAAGCCGCCTCACTCATCCCGGCTAGTGGGGTGTCGGTCGGGGCCAGCCTGCCGGGCTTGTGGAACTGGGAACCCGACTGGCCAGCTGCCGCGCCCGGCTCGCGGTCCCTGCGCTGGACCTCCTACCCGGCCGGCGCCGTGCTCCGGCTGGATGCCGACCGGCGATGCCCGGTCCTGCCAGACGAATCGATCACCGCATCGCTGTACGCCCGCACCGATACCGGCACGGTGGCCGTGGAGGTCACCACGACCGCCTACGACCGGACAGGCACCGTCCTGGGGGACAACAGCCACGACGACACCGTCCCCACCGACTGGTATCGGATGGCGTTCTCCTGGACGCCCCCACCCGGCACGGCCACCGTCGACGTCACGCTCACCATCCCCGCCGGGCCGGTACCGATCCGGCTGGCCGCCGCCCAACTCGAACCCGGTGACGCGGCCACCGACTGGCAACACGGCGGCGGAGCACCGCTCGTCCTGGTCGACCAACTCACCACCACCTCCCCGCGGTTTCCCCTCGTGGACTGCACCTTGACCTTATTGGAGGCTTAGCACTCGTGTTCCTCGACGGTGGCGACGCGGCCGAGGCCGCGATCACCAGCCGGGAACGGCACTTCCACATCCGCATCGAGGTCGACTGGGACAAAGACGGCCGCTACACCCACCCCCTGTCCGACCTCTCCGGCTATGTCTCGACGGTGACCACGGATCGCAGCCTGCGCGGATCAGCCCCCGAAGAGCTGATGCTGATCGAAGGTGCCAGCGCCGCCGAACTGTCCCTCACCGTCTCCGGGGAGTATCAAGGATTGTCGTTCACCGGGGTGTTCTCCCCGTACAACGGGCTCTCCCCGTTCTACCTCAAAGACCCCATCGGCGCCGAGATCCGCTATTCGATCGGCATCGAGACCACCACAGGAACCGTGTGGTACCAGCAGTTCGTCGGCAACATCCGCACCATCACCCCCGACCGCGCCGACGCCACCGTGGAGATCACCGCCCTCGATCGGGTGGAGAAGCTCCGCCGCCCGATCCAGTTACCGCCGTGGGCGATGAGCGAAGAACACCTCTCCTACGGCGAGATCGACTCCCAACTCATCCGATCCCACTGGGTGATCGATCACTGCCTGCGGCTGTGCGACACGTCAGTCTCCCCGTATCGGCCCACCTACCGGGAAGAAACCGGCCTACCGCCGGACTGGGTGGAAGGACCCCAGTTCTTCCTCACCGGCAACGGCTCCTACCTGCCCACAGTGGGCTGGTTGGACAACCTCAACGCCGACAGCTTCCCCGCCGGCACCGACACCATGTACAGCCCGACCGGGCTGATCAACGGCAACGCCCCACCCGACACCGCCCGGCCGCTCGCGTTCGCCGGCCTCGGGATGCCGATCGGGCAACTCTACGGCGACGGCAGCCAGCAAGGCATCATCCGCTACTGGTGCGCCGACCGCGACGGCATCCAGTCCTACGCCACCCACTACGCCGGATTCGTGCTCAACACCAACGGCCCCAACGCGCGAGCCTACCGGTCGATCGCCGAACACAACGTGATGGAGATCGTAGTCGGCGACCGCATGTGGCTGGTCATCACCATCAACACCGGCAGTGTCCGCGCCCGGGTCATCAGCAACGGCGCCACCGCCCTGGTCACCCCCTGGATTCCCATCCCGGTCGACAACCGGCCCGGCCACCTGATCTTCGTCCAATGGGACAACTCCGGCACCACCGGCGGCCGGATCTACCTCTCCGCCAGTGAGAACAGCAACGGCGGACTGGTCTCCTACGGCGGCCCGGTCAGCAACCCGGCCCGCGACGACATCAAGGGCCGGATCACCATCGGCCAGGCCCTCAGCCTCAGTGACGTGTTTTACGCCAGCCGCAACTACTACGGCGCCGGGATCAATCCGGCCGAAGCCGTCCGCGGCGCCGCCTACGTCGCCGTGCTGGACCAAGGGCTCAATCGGTTCTCCCACGTGCCCAACCACCAGTTCCGGGACGCCTGGGACATCATCACCGACATCGCCGCCGCCGAGTACGGCAGCGTGTTCTGGGACGAACACGGCGCGTTTCGGTTCCTGAACTACCGCACCATCCTGGCTAAGCAGACCAGCGTCGTCCGGACTCTGACCTTGGACGATGTGGAGGGCCTTCAGGTCACCAACAGCTTGGACTCGGTCCGCAACATCTACACCGTCCAAGCCCGACGCAAACGCGCCATCCTCACCCGGGTGTTCGAGGCGACCGACCCGAACGAGTTCTACGTCCCGGGCCGGACCTCGAAGGTGTTCCGGATCTGGAGTGAGGACGTCCTCTCACCCATCACGTTCCTTGTACCGCGGTACACCACGATCCCGGACACTGTCGTTCCGCAATGGACGGATGGTGTGGACCTCGGGTTCGTCGCCCAATGGTTCAAACAAGGGGCCTGGAAAGAAGACAACACCATGGCCGGCGGCGGCCTGGACATCTCCGTCTACTTCAACGCCCTGGGCTACCTCACTGTGCGAATCTTCAACGGGTGGGACGAGCCCGCACGGCTGGCCACCAACGCCGGACAGGCCGCGTTCCGGTTCAACGGCACCCTCATTCACGACTTCGACACCGTCCCAATGCAGACCCGAGACCAGGCCTCGATCAACGCTTACGGCGCCCGCAACCTGGAACTCACGGGGGACTGGTACCAGGACTCGTCAGCCACGAGTCAGATGCTGGCGATGATGCTGCGCCGCACCAGCAAACCCATCCCCGCCACCGACGCCATCACCATCGCCGGAGACCCCAGACTCCAGCTGGCCGACTGCGTCCAGGTCCGCGACCCGGACGGGCTCGGCGAGAGCGTCAACCTCCAGATCTACGGCATCCGCCGCGAATTCGACCACGACAAGGGCCTGACCGACACCCTCACCGTCGAAATGCTCAAACCACCCGGCGTCGGGCAATGGGACAGCAGACAGTACGGACGGTGGGACACCACCTTCACCTGGAGCTAAGACAGCTTATGGCCAACGTGCCCATGACCGACGCCGTGTTCAGCCAACCCGCCTCCTCAGCGGAATACAACAAGGTCACCGCCAACGTCCGCGACCTGGACACCCGGGCCAAGAACCTGGAAGCCGTCACCACCAACAGCACCACGGGTAATACCGCGCTCGGCAACCGGATCTCCACCGTGGAGACCAAAGCGAACACAGTGGACACTCGAACTACGGACACCACGTCCGGCAACGCCGCCCTCAACACCCGGCTCGGCACAGTCGAAACCAACATCGGCACCAGGGGCAGCAACGGCACCGTGTACGCCGAAATCACCGCGGTGAAGAGCCAGGTCTTAGCGTTCGCTAAGCCCACCACGGCATCGGACACCGCCCTCTACGGCGACGTCATCAGCTCTCACACCCGCGCGGAATGCTGGTGGGGCGAAGCCATCGGCAACGGCTTCCTCACCGTCCAAGCCACCCGCTCACCCAAAACCTTCACCGCCACCGACCTCAGGTTCTGCGTCCCCACCGCAGCAGGCGGGACCGGAACCTTCGACCTCAAGCTCTACACCGGCACCGCCCTCACCAACCTCACCGAGCGGGCCGCTATCAGCGGCCCCGGGCTCGTCACCACAGCCGGCGTGAAACACCAGGCGATCAACCTCGCCATCAGCGAAGGCGACTACATCGCCATCGCCATTCTGTGCACCGGGTTCAACCCGAGCCCGAAGTTCTCGTCCACCGCAACCAGCAGCGGCGCACAACTGCTCATCGCAGACGGCAGCGCCTACTCGGTGTTCAAAAGCGGCCAAGCCGCACCGATCCCCAGCACGATCAACACCCTTGATGCGGGCTGGACCCGTGCGAACCAACAGTTCTGGTTCGCCCTCGCGTAG